TGAGATTCAATCAAAAGTCGTTTGATGACAACGATGCCATAGGTAAGGAATTACTTATGGCATTTTTGCGTTCTGTTGGTCACAATATTTCAGAGAATTGTGACATCTATGGTATTGATTTCTTTTCAGAACGCAATGGTATTAAATACTATTGGGAAGTGGAAATGAAGTCTAGGAGACAATGGACTACTCGTGAAGACTTTCCATTCCCATCGGTTTCATTCCTACAACGTAAGGAGAAGTGGAAAGAGAATCCCTTTTGGTATGTGGTTATCTGTAAGGAAACTAATGCTGCAATCTTCTGCAAATCAAGTATTATATTCAACGAAAAATATAAGGAAAAGGTTAGAATTTTCACTCAAGATCGTAAAGGATTTGATAATTTCTATCGAGTACCCAAAGAATTATGTATATTTGTGCCACCTAATGAATTTAAAAAATGAGTTTTGACGTAGTAAACAAACCAAAGCATTACAATCAAGGAAATGTAGAATGTCTAGAAGCCATTGAGGCATCTATGACCAAAGAGCAATTTGTAGGATACCTCAAAGGAAATATCCAAAAATACTTGTGGAGATTTGAGCACAAGAATGGGATAGAAGATCTGAAGAAAGCAGAGTTCTATTTGAGCAGATTAATCATATCATACCAAAGAGAATGAAACTCTATTGGACATATAGCCGTATAGATTTAAAAGTTTGTGACGTACACAGACACGAAAAAGGTAAAGTAAGATTTACTTCTGAGAAGTATCACGTTGGTGGGCTTAATAGAACGCCTATCTTTACGCATTGTATATGTCCGACTGGTAAACTACATACCTTGGAATATTGTCCTGGTTCAGAGATACATCTCGCTCTTATTGGGGGACTTGATAATGACGATAGATTCAAGAATACTGCTACTAGAGAGCAGTTATTTACCCTAGGGAATATTTGCAGATTTTACTTATCTTTGGGAGACCCAATCACAGAAGGTGATTTATCAAATTTTGATTTAGAATTATGGCTAAGAGCAATAAACAAATAATTGAACAAGAAGTTATTGAACTTCAAAAATTAATTTCTTGGTGTGAGTATTACTCAGCAGTAGGAAACCCAATCGAAGCAAACAAAACACAAAAAGAAATTGAAGACCAAAAGCGAAAAATCAACGAGCTTAGAGAAACTCTCGGAGTACCTAAAAGCAAATAATATTTCTGAGGCCGAAGCCATTGAGAAACTCCAGGTTCAAGGTTTTGATCCTGCGAAAGACTTTTATGCTACTCTAGTCTCAGCATCTAAACAATTGATGCAGAAAGTCCGGGATGAGATGCTCGACCTCGATGACCCATATCAGAAGGGTCTATTTCAATTACTCCAAGCAGGAGATAAAATCAATAAGAGTTTGAAACTAGCGAAACTAGAAGCCTATCCCGAAGATGAAAATCTAGAAGAGGAAGGTGGTTTCTTGGATCGTGTATCACAAAGAAAATGAAGGCATCCAAATTTGAATACGAAAAATGGTTTTCGAAACATGGTCTAAACCCGAACGCAACACAAAAGGAAAAAGAACTTTGGTGGGGCAAAGAGAAAGAGTATTGGGTCGAGGGTCGTTTTGGTTTGGTTGGGCCTCACTATTACTCATTGACTCAAGGCTTCGTGAAAGACGCCAGAGGTTTCAAAAAGAGACCGATTTGGCGAGATATAGATGATTTAATCTATAACGGATACCTAGAAGCAAGACGAACCAATCACGATTTATTTATAACAAAAAGGCGTGAGGTAGGTTTGTCATTTATATTTGGGGGAATTATTCCGATGTGGATTGCAATGACTAATCCAGGATCAACATCCTTGATAACATCGGCAGACAAGAAACGTCTGGAAGCATTATTTAAAGATAAACTTCGTGTAGTATATGATGAATTTGATGATTACGCTCGGCCTGGTATTGTATCAACTAGACAAGAAGGTTACTTACACCTTGGGCGAAGAGATACAAAGACAGGCCGTGTTACTGGTTTGGACTCTCAAATCATTACTAAGGAGACCGTAGATACTCCAACAGCATTTGAGGCATATCGTGCAATGCACGTTTTTATTGACGAGTGTATGCTCCATCCCAAGGCAGATAAGGTTTACAAATCTGCTCAGGCAAGTACCAAGTCGGGGTTCGTAAAGGTTGCTCCAATTGTCATCGGAGGAAGTGCCGGAGAGGCAACTTCAATTGGCCAGAAATTAGCCAAAACTTTGTGGGAAAATGCCGAAGAATTGAAGATACTTACCCTCTTTCTTCCTGGTAATCAAGGGATTATGGAAGCACCCGAATTAGACATAAATGGGAAAGAAACTGGCAAAATTCTGAACTTCTGCCCCAATGGTCACAGCGATGAGAAAGCCGCAACCGAATGGATTATGAAGACAAGGGAGACGCTAGATAAACTAGAAGATAAGTCTTACCTCAATTCATTTATCAAGCAATACCCATTAGAAATCAATGAGGTATTTTCTGTTGCTGGTCATGGTGCTTTTCCAAAACATATTATGACTAAGTTGGATAATCAAGAAAGAATTATCCTAAGCACTCGGCCTCCGATTGATCGTTCTTATTTAATCTATGACTACGATGGGACAATCAAAAAGAAAGCAGAGATAACAAGTGCTATGTATTTCTTGGAAGAACCAAGAGATGGACATACTTACATTGCAGGTATTGACCCTATTCCATTCAACTCTAAGAATATGGGAGATGGTTCTAACCAAGCAATTGTAATTAAGGATATTGATACCAATAGATATGTAGCTCACTATTCGGAAAGGGACTCAGACCCTGATATGATTGTAAAGAATATGATACTTATGCAAGAGTATTATAACAACGCAATCGCAATGATTGAGATTAACCGTGGTGGTGTTGTAAAGCAAAAGTATAAAGACGCTGGTAAACTGCATCTATTGGCCAAAAAACCAATCTTCCTAGGTAAGGGATTTTTTAAGGACGATGACTCCGTAGGATATTATAAAAACGATATCACCGCAGAACGAGGTAACTCTTATTTAATTGATTACCTGAACACTTACTGCGATGATATTTGGTTTCTTTCAATGATTACCGATTTAAAAAACTATTTGATTGATAATACAGACTTAGCAGATGCTATGGTAGCTTGTGAGATAATGCATAAAAACATTGTCAAGAAGTCGGAGAAATCAAAACCACAAGAAATCTTAGTAAAAGAAATACCCATCCTCAAGTTTATCAATGGTAGATACACAAGAGAATGGGTTAAGGTAAATATCAGTAAGTAAACAAACTCAATTGGTTGGGTTTTATCAACTCAATTAGTTTCCTACATTCGTTTTCAAAGAATCCGTAATTCAAATTAGCCATATTAAAGGCATCCTTTTTGTTGAATGGGTATGTCTGATACCCTTCACATAATTGGTGCTCTCTGCCGTCCTTATTTATCTTCAGAGATACACCTCCCTTAATAACAGGGATGAAGCGATATATCTTTCCGAAGTTCAATCGTTTCTCACGATCTCCATCAAGATAAACAAACTCGGAGTGCCATCCTTTGGTTGCCTTATATCGACCACAGAAGTCTAGAATGTTTTCGTGTTTGCGTAGGGTCTCAGATACCGGAGTCCCATTCACAAAGTATTCACGAACTGCTAGGGGAACAACCATATAAGAGTTATCCTTATGCCAATCCTTTTTAGTTTCAAATGCTCCCTTCTCTTTAATCTTACCATTCTCACCAACTGCAATGTAATTGTTTACATCTCGGATAATCATCTTTGCATAATCTGCATATTCCAAAGTCAATTTGGTCTCAGCCTCCCATCTCTTACAGATTTCAAGTATCTCAGCCTCTTGCTTACGAGGTACACTTACAGTAACACCATCAGTATTTACTTGGAGCAACTCAGCACCAGCCAATACCAATCGTTCTACAAGCATAGAGATGAACAATTGTCCATTCACGGTAATGGCATAGAACACGAACGGATCGTAGAAACAAGACACATCAGAACCAGTCTTACCAAACATTCCATTCAACGCTAACTTCAATGCATCGCTCGTCAACGTATCTCCTTCCTGCTGTGCTTTAACCCTCTCTTGGAAAATATCAGAGTACACCTTGACAAATACATCTTGCTTCATTTGGCGAGGGTGTAAACGATTTTGAATAAATAGATTTGGATAGTATGATTTTACATCAATGTCTAAAATTTTATATGTTTTACTAGAAGTATATACTCCAGGGGGTACACATCCGTGTATACCACCAACACCATAATCCAAACGCATCTCACCAAAGTTTACAGAAAAACTAAAACTCTTTTTCTGTTGGGCGATTCTCTGGACCCTAATGTTGTTGTCCCGGAACTTATCCAACAATTCGTTAGTGCTTATTCCTGTGTTAAGTCCTTCGACAAACTTTTTCAGAAACGTAGAAGACGATGTTGTATCCTTCATTAAGGTCAACAACTTATTAAATTGAGGTGTCTCAAACTTTACGTTGGAAAGAATAATCTGCTTCAAAGGTACATCTGCTCGTTTACCTCTGATTTCTGTTAATTGTCTTACTGGTATTCGCATTGCTTCAGATAAATATTTTAAAAAGATAGACTCACCGATAACTACATCGCTCTTATTTAACACTTTAAGGTTGTATTTCTTGCCAATTCTCTTGC